AGCTTTTATCTTTTGGAAATGAGGAAGTGTGTCGCTAATACCTAATCCACGCTCTCCTGACATACTGGTGCGATTTGCTTTGTCATAACTTGCTTTGAAATAGTATTCAATGTCAAACAAATCACATACACGTTGACACTCTGTGGCAATAGCTAAACTTTGTTCTAGTGACTCGTGTTGACACGGTCCTGCTATGATTCTCATTTTGTATCCTTTAACATGTAATATGTTGTAACAAGTTTTTGCATTTGACTTTTTAGTGTTGGGTATTCTTTTGCTAGATCCATCATTTCTTGCCATTCACTATAACTAAACAAGTTACCCTGTGCTTGACTAACGCCTTCTGGATCGCCACCAATGATCCATTTTGGCCATTTGTTATACGGTGCATCTCTATACCTTCCGTAGATTACGCCGTTTGCACGTTCGTACACGATTGCAGCACCAGGAACAAGTTTAGGTTGCTGATCCAACACTTCGCCTTACAATATCGTTATGATTAAACTCTGCCCAGTATAGTTCAAATGCTACACCATCTTCTAGTCCTTCAAACTGATGAATAACTCCTGGCTTAACTTGTGTAAAGTCACCTGGTCCAAGAATAGTTTCATCAACTAGATCATAATCCTTTTGCCAAACACGAACAAGCATTTTTCCTGACTCAACAAAGAAGCCATTCCATTTGAATCTGTGTTCATGTTCGCTACACTTGTAGCCACCTTTGAACTCAATGCGGTGAAACTCTAGCACACCGTTAGCGTGGATAAGTTCAGTTTGTCCCCAAATCTTTCCTGCTTTCATTTTACTCTCCTACTATATAATCTTTGAATATGTCCATAGCTTCGTGCCAAGTGACATATGCTTCTGTTTCAATGTCCCATACAGGCTGAAAACATATAGTCCATCTAGGCTCATTACTTGGATTTAATGTTCCGTGTAATATACCTGTGTTAACAAGACTAGGCTTATTTGTATTTGCTTCATACAATGGTGTACAATCTTTTTGACTAGCTGTCAATATTGTTACATCGTCAGTTTGATAGACTACACTTTCGCCTGGTTCGACATCAGAAGTATTTTTGCCTGGTTTTACTGTAATAGGTGTTGTTTTACTAGCTTTATACCAAATAATTTTTCCATCTTCAGGACCCCAAGTTTTATTGATTTTTACAAAATCTGTTTCCCACCACCAAAAATCAGTATGTATTGGAACTTTGCCTCCGTTTGGAGGAGTAAAAAAACATTCTATCATTAATAGCTTCATACCAAACTTAGCTAAAAAATCTACCATATTTTGATCGTAATGATTAGGCAATGCTTTTTGCATAACTGTTTTTTGTTCACTATTAAATATATCAGGTTTTTCTATTTCAAAAGGAAGATCTAGATATCTATGATAATGATTATAAAAGTTTTCCAAAATCTATTACCTCACATTGTCTACTTATATCTTTTACAAAGAATGCACACAACGGTTCGTCTCCTTCTGTAATAGGTACACTAAGTAGTTGTCCGTTTTTCATTTTAGGAAAATACCATTTTACATCATTGTAAAAGTTAGTTATTTCTATTTTACCAAATGCAGGTTGATAACTGCTTAAAGGATTAAAAAGATATGCTTCAAATCCTCGCTCGTTTAAACTTGTAATGGGTAAAACTTCTAAGTCGCTTCCTGCCTGTTGACAGCCTACAGCAATACACCAATCTAAGGGCATAGTGACTTCTTTACCTGCTATTTCAATAACTGCTGCTGGACTATTAAATGATTCTAAAAATATTAATGGTACAAAATAAAAATCTGGATCTTGTGGGTTGCTATTATCTAACACACTAAATCTCATAGAATCGTCAACTTCTTCTGGTAGCTGATTTAAGTTAAAACTTTTGTTTTCAAGTGTTAATATATTCATTAATTCCAATCCACTTTTTCTATTGTGAATGGGTATTGTGCTTCCTTATAAAACTTTTTACGTTGGGTAAGGTGCCGCTTCGCAAACTTACATGTGCTTGTAAGATCCCATATTTGCACGAAGTCTTTGTCCTTTGCCTTTCTAACGCCTCTACCTATACTTTGAATAACTCTAACAAATGATTTTCCTGGCTCTATAAGAACAAGATTGAAAATGCGAGGAATATTAATACCAACAGCAGCAACTCCGTATGTTGCAATAACCACGTGATTAGTTCCTTCATTGATTTCATCATACGCATCTTTTCTGTCCTTTAATTTTACGTCTCCTTTTACAAAGACTGATCCTGGAATAAGTTCTTGTAGCATTTCGCCTGCGCTAATCCTATCTACAAGTATTAGAGTGTTGCCTGATTCTTTTACTGTGTTTAATAATTTGCCTAAATAATTTATTCTGTCTTGATTTGTAACTAGATATTTTAGTTCTTCTTGATAGCCTCTGTGTGCTACTGTATCAATAAGTTGTACAATGTTTACGTGGCATTGTGATAACACACCTTTATCTTGTAATTCTTTTGCTGATATTTCACCAATAACTGGACCTAAACTTGCGTGTATACTTTCAAACTCAAACTTTTCTTTAGGAATGGTTCCTGTTAGTCCCCAACGTATTGGAGCATTTTTTAAGTTACGTGTAAGCAAGTTCTTTAGTACTTCTGCTTTTGCTTGGTGTACCTCATCTACAATAACAGTGCTCACACCATCTAAGAACTCTGCTAGTGATAATACTGCTTCTCCGTCCTTGTGCTTCTTGTCCAGTATATTCAATGACTGCCAAGTGCAGATGGTGTGAGTCTTACCCAACTCTTTTCTATCTCCAAAATAAACGCCAACATCAAGTCCGCAGTTTATGTAATCTTCTTCAGTTTGTGTAACAAGCGATTTGTTTGGCACAATAACTAAACTACGTCCATACTTTTCACTCATGTGTGATAGTGTAGCAGTTGTAATAGTTTTACCTGCGCCTGTTGCAATCTGTTGCAAGCTCTGTGGATTGTTTGCAAAGTTGTTGATTGCTTCTACTTGATAGTCACGTAGAATGATTTCTTCGCCTTCTGCAGGATGACCTTTAGGCCAATGCACACCTTGATCTGCCCAATAGCGTTCTGTAACTTGATCAAAACTTAGATCAATAGGATGACGTCTGTCTTCAATGTCTACTATTTGAACATTGTTTTTTGCAAGTACTTCAGTAACCACATCCAAATGGTTAACATAGCCAGAACCGCCAATGCCAAAAAAAGCAACTTTGCCGTCCCACCTACCAAGTTTATACTGTGGCATATATCGTGCGTATGGCACTTCAAACTTGAGAGCATTTGATAACTTTCGCCGTACATCTACGTCTAGTCCTTCTAGTTTAATGTTTACTTCATCTTCTATGATGAGTTTACAACTTGCCATCAAATCTCCTAAAGAAACTAAGACTTGCATCATGATATAAAATACAATCACAATACAATTCAACATAAGACTTTACATGTGTATTAGACCTAATACTTGTTTTGCTTAATGAACAAAAAGGAATAAAATTACTCTGTAATAAAATCTTCGGTAACTTATTCTTTTTAATATACACTACTTTTGTGTTTTTGTCAACCCAGTTGTTTAATGAGTATTGTTGTACATAAGTATTTAGATCTGCATTTTCTTTATCATTTGCATCTACTCTAAATAATACAGATTGTAGTGAGTTATCTACATATTTAGAAATGCATTGATGTATTTCTGCAAGTTGAGAAAATGCATTATCTTGATCTATCAACACTAATAATGGATATCTATCAAGTGTATTTACACAACTAATAATATCATCCATTTCGTAAACGTCTGGATCAACGCAAACTTCTGGTTCAGATCTATATGCAATCAAATCATTTAAGTTTCTAGGAGCATGTTTACTTACCTTATATTGAAAACGTAAAGATCTATCAGCAATGTAAGTATTGTCTTTTCCTACAAAACTTTGCCGCATTTCGTCAGAAAAGTTCTTAATAACATTTTCAAAACTATTAGTGTACCGTTCACTATCTTTTAATATTTTTGTAACTTTTTTGTTATATTGTTCTAGTTCTTTATCTATTTCAAAGTTTCTTGTTGCAAACAAAGTAAGTATTTTATTTACATTTCGACCATTTAGTTTATAAAAATGTTCATGAGATCCTCTACGATGATAGTACTCACGCATTGGAACTCCTACCTGATTAATTTTTACAATATCTTTTTTGTTAAATGGAAAGCGTACCTTTACCCATTTCCACTTTGATTTATATGCTTCGTATACAGTATCATTGTCAAGTTCGTCTACTATCTTAATATATTTTCTACGATCAATTTGCCTTAAAGGTAACTTAGGCTCATATGCAACTATAGTAATATTATTACTTTCGAATAAGTCTTCGTAATCTTTTAACTTTGATACTACTAAGTTAAACTGTCTATCAGTAAGAGGCGTTTCTTTTTGTGTTTGCCTACATATGCTTTCTAATATCTGCCTATCAGGTGTTACAGCTTTGAAATCATAAAGCAACTTATAGAGTAAATCTTCTACATACAACTTTTCCATACTTACAATATAGCATACTATAAACGTGGAGTCAAGTTTTTCAGTGGTATACCATTTGCTATTTCGTCAACTGTGTATTCAGTATGAGCATAATCATTTAACCATTGTTGTCTATTTGGTTTATTTGGATACTCTATTTTACTTAAATCTGTGTTTGCAACTTCGTATGCTAAACTACTAGGCCCTGTAAATACTGGTATGCCTGCTAACACAGCTTGCGGTCCTGGATTACTACTCCAACTTATCACAGCATGACAATCTTTAAAACTAAGATTAAAGTCGTCGTATGTGTTATCAAGTTTTATAGGATCATCTCTATAAACGTTTTTGTATTGTCTTTCGATGTGATCTAATCTACATCTAGGATGCGGTCTAAAAATAATAGGCAAGTCAGTATGCTTTTGTACTTCATCTATTGTTTGCATCACCCATTTGCTCATAGGCGGCATGTTCTGCCATTGTAAACTTTTATCGTGTTGACCACAGATTAATATATGATCGCCTTTATCACGCCATGGACGTAATTTTATTCCTAGCGATTTTGCTCTCGTCTCATCATTTCCCTTTGCACAGAAATAGGCATCTCTATTGATCCCGTTAAGGCCGACCTTCCACGTTTCTCCTCGTTTGATTCCTCCAACTTCGAGGACGATAACTGGCTTTCTATATTGTTTAGCACTCTTCCAAACGTGTTGGTTAGGACCCATTCTACCGTTAAAAAGAATGCTCCAAATAACGTGGCAATCAACAGCGTTGAAATCGCTAGTATCACAAACAGAGTGGCCGGCACTGAGAAGGCTATGATGAAAAGCATCAAAAATAGGTTTCGCATTCATTGCTCCATATTCTTTCCATAAACGGAATCTCATGTGTAAATACTCCAGTACTATATTTAACAAGGATAGCAACGTGCAAACAATTTCTTTTGTGTCTACGTTTCATAAACCAGTATTAGATTTATACGGAAGAAGGTTTATGGATAGTTTTAGTAAAAACGTAGACAAAGACATAAAACTATATTTGTATACAGAACACTGTGAACCTGAAACAAATGATGAACGTATAATCGTTCTAGAACAAAGTAAAAATTTACCAAAGTTATTAGAGTTTAAACATCGTTGGAAAGATGAGCCAAAAGCAAATGGTGTGTGTCCACCTGAAATAAAAAGGAGACGTCCTAAAGACTGGCATAAAGGATTTAAGTGGGATGCAATACGTTTTAGTAATAAAGTATATGCAGTGTTTGATGCAGCAGAGCGTTGTGATACAGATTGGCTTATTTGGTTAGATGCAGATACATATTGTCATAGCCCAGTAACATATGATCAACTAAGACAGTTTACTCCATCACGTGCATGGATGAGTTATTTAGGACGTGGCAAGAAATGGCCTGAGTGTGGATTTTATGGTATAAATCTAAAAACAAAACCTGGTAAATGGTTTTTGAAAAAGTTTGAAACTGTATACGAAGAAGCAGAGTCAGGCATTTTTAAAATGGATGAATGGCATGATAGTTTTGTATTTGAAGAAGTGCGCAAAAAAGTTCAAGGCAAGTTTGACGGATTTCCTTATTATAATATCAGTGGAGACTTGATTAACGGTGAAGGTCATCCTTTTATCAATAGCGATTTAGGAAAATACTTTGATCACTTGAAAGGTGATAGAAAAGATATCGGTAAAAGTAACAAACCAAAAGACTTGATTGTGAATAGAACAGAAGGATATTGGCAATGACATATGCAACAGTTACAACGATGAATAAAGAATATTTTGATAACATAGGTTATCAAATGATAGAAAGCTACATCAAACATTGGCCAAAGAATATAAACTTGTATGTATATTTAGAAGACTTTGAACTGCCTTATAGTGAGCCCAATATTATAACATTAAATATTGATGAATGTTGTAATCCAAATATGCAAAGTTTTATTAACGATACAAAACGTAGATTTCGTAAGTTTGCATACAAAGCGTATTCATGGATGCACGCCTGCAAAACATTATCGCAAGATACACTTATTTGGTTAGATGCTGACACTGAAACAACTGTGGATGTAAATGAAACATTCCTAGATACAATACTTCCCAATAACGAACTTATTGCATATATGTATGCACCTGGACTTATAACTAATCGTAATGGAGAAATAGTACACGCAGATAATTCAGAAACTTGTATTTTCTTTTATAACAATAAACATGCAAATGCAAAACAGTTCATGCAAAGATACGAACACATATACGAAAGTAGAGAACTTCACGATCCATTTAGATTCGCAAAACCACATGATACTTGGGCAACTATTGATTGTGTAAAGTGGGCAAACGAAAATGGTATAGAAACTGTTAACTTGCATCCAACAAAGAAAAACAGAACGCCTTTGAAGAAAACAGTTCTTGGTGAATATTTTACACATGCTAAAGGCAAAAGTAAATATGAAAGAAAAGTAGCATGAACATAGAATGGCCTATTGATGAAAAAATGGATATTGGTTGGAGACAACAATACTTTCAAACTGCTATAGATGTCTTTAAACCAAAATCGTATTGCGAAATAGGTTGTCATAATGGTAGGTGGGCTAGTGTTACTTGTTCGTATATCTTAAGTATGATGCACGAGGTAAGTTTTGAAGGATATGATTTATTTGATTTAGCAAATGAAAAAACACATAAAGAAGAAATAAACGGCAAAGGAACTGGTAGTTACGATGCATGTTTCAAACGTATGGAAAAACTTAAAAAGAGGGCAGCAAAAAATAAAAAGAGTTTTGTGTATTCTTTACACAAAGGATTTACAACAGATACTTTGCCAACAAAAGCATACGACATGGTGTTTATTGACGGCGGACACAAATATGAAACTGTAATGGAAGATTATGAAAGAGTAAAGCAAAGTAAAGTTATTTTCTTTGACGACTACGATATACCTGATACAAAAAAAGCATGTGATGAGATAGGAGCAACAAACTTAATAACATGGCCTAGCAAAAAGAAGTTAGCGGTACTTATAAATGTATAACTTATCGATAGAATATCAAAACTATTCGCAAGCAGGCGAGGATGGCATTATAGCTCATATGTTAAATGCATTACATAATCCTAATAAAATATGTGTTGAAATGGGCTGGGGTAATAATATAAAAGGCGGAATAAATGGATATGCCATTAACTGTACACAAAACTTAATACAAAATCATGGTTATAAAGGATTTGCATTTGATTTAAAAAAACAATCAAGTATACCAGCTAATGTATCTTTCTTTAGAGAAGCTGTTGTGCCTCAAAACACTAAAAGTTATATAGAAAGGTTTGGCAAAGATGTTGACTTTTTTAGTTTAGATATTGATAGTTATGATTTTGTAATAATGTATAATTTATTAGAAGCTGGCTTCCAACCTAAAACAATGTGTGTAGAAACAAATAGAGTAATGGGATATGATTATGAGTTTAGTTTTCCTTACATGCATCAAGGTGTATTTGATAAAAAAATATTACACGGAGTAAGTTTAAAAAAATATCAAACATATTTAGAGTCTAAAGGATATAAGTTTTTTACACTTTGTACATCAGGATTAAATGCATTTTTTTACAAACCAGAATGTGTTGATGAAAATAAATTAACAAAAGATGTTATACACACTGTTGATAGAGTTAGAGATAGAAGTATGTCTAAAGAACAATATTGTAAAATGTTAAAAGAACATCCGTATTGGAAAAAATATATAAACGAAGAAATGTTTATTTGAACATTAATGGACGTAAATGTTCCCACGCTTCGCCAGCTCTCATTTCGTCAATATGCCATTGTGTATATGCAATATCGTTACACCATTGCGTAATATCTATTGAATAGTTCAAGTTTTCTATCCTACTCAACTTTCTATGTGCTATAGGCCAGACCATACTTCCGTTGTTCAAAGCAAAAACAGGAACTCCTTCACATACAGCTTCAATAGCACTTAAACTATTGTATGTAACTACGCAATGTGCATTTTGTAAATCTGCTAACAATCCTTCACCGCCTTGATTTCCTCCGTGGCTTATGTTTTCAGATACATATACATTTTTTCCTTTTATGCTATTGGCAACTTTTATTCCTCTGCTAAGTCCTCTTGGATGCGGTCTTATGATTATATCTCTGTCTGAATACTTTCTTATTTCATTTACTGTTTCTTGTGTCCATTGTGCAAAAGTTTTACCTTGATCATACAAGTCTGTAAGACTACTATCTCCTTCTTTCTGACCCATGAGAATAATTTTGCCACCATGACTTTGCCAATTTTTTATTTTACAGCCTGTCATTTTTACAAACTTGTTCCATCTATCTGGAGGAGATTTTTCATTGCCGAATATGCCATCCGTCCATTTGTAACTGTACCATCCTAGTCTTTGCCATTCTTTGTAATAGTTTCTAAAGTTAGCACTTTCTTGCACTAAGAAAGGCTTGCCACTATCTAAAACATATTCGTATGAACCAGATCTATCTTTTGTAGCATACTTTGGTTTTAAAAGATTAGTTTGTAGGTATGCATCTGCGTTTCTAGCTTCTTCAGAATGTTTTTCAGCAAGTATATATTGATCACCATGTCTTTGTATACCTTTCAAAATATTTTTTACTGCTTTTGTACATCCTCTAATACCTGCTATTTTTAACAAATATATCTCCTCATATGACGCCACGCTTCTCCGGATTTAAGCTCGTCGAAGTTCCAATGACACATTGATATTTTTTCTATCCACCTTTGTCTATCTGGTAACCTAGGTCTTTCTATTTTTCTTATTTCTGTATTGCAAATATCAAACGCTTGACTAACTTCTGGAACAGGATCTGTAACAAATACAGGTATGCCTTCTATAGCTGCTGCAACACCTGGACTACTGTTATATGTTATAACTGCCCAACAGTTTTTAAAATCTTGTTGTATATGTTCGTTCTTACTAATACGTACATTAGTCCATTTTTTTGGTAGTCTTAGATATCCGGGTGCTTTTTTATCTCCAGGGTGTCCTCGCACTACAATAGGTCTATCAGTAAACTTATGCAATCTTTTTACAGTTTGTCTTAACCAATCCATTACTTCTAGTCCGCCCATGCTCCAACCGCCATTACGTTGGCAACAAATAAGGATATGTTTTCCAGTTTGTCTAACTGGTTTCAAATCCAAGTTCAAGTTTTTACTTATACTTTCCCATCTTCTAGGATCAGGCTTATCCCAGAAATAATTTGCTGTTGTAGGAAACACTCCGTTCATACTATATCGTAAATACCTTTTTGTGTTACCTGGATCTGCATATAAAAATAGATTACTATCAATAATAATAGTGTGTTTCTTATTTGCAAGTTGTTGATCATATACTTGTTTACGCAATAACAAATGAGGAGATCTAGGTAGTTTGCTACTATGATCGCTGATAAAACCCTGTAATATCGCTGCATCACTAGGTTGCCAAACTCTGTCTTGACTTGCTATACCAATATCTCCACAACGATTTACACCAGTAATAAAATGATTTAACACATCTATTTTTTCTTGGTTTTTGCTATTAGGTATGCCTTTTAAATAACTAACTACTTTCATCTTTTATAAACTCTAAATATTCATATACACACGGCTTGATATGTTGCCAAGCTTCTCCTGACTCCATTTCACTAGGAGACCATTGAGAGTACGCTAAGGTGTTGAGCCAGTTTTTAACAATGTCTTCATCTGCCATTTTTGGATTCTCAACTTGATCTGCTTTACAATCACAAATTGGATAAGCAAAATTACCGCTATCATGTGCTATAACAGGTATGCCATTTAGTATTGCATCAATAGCTAATCCACTAGAATATACAACTACACAATGAGCTGTAAGTATATGATCTTCCCAGGGTATGTCTCTACCATTTACACAATGCACATTTGGGTGATTTGCAAACGCAAGATATTCATATAGTTCTGCATACGAAGATACACCTTTAGCACTTGCACCTGGATGTGTTCTTATTTCTATTGGACGATCACTTACTGCTCTTATTTTACCTACAGTTTCAATAGCCCATTTAGTAATATCGACGCCACGCATACTAGCATCACCTGGTAATTGTAAAGCAATAATAACTTTATCGCCTCTATTTTTATTCCATCCATTGTAAGGCAGATCTAGTCTATCAAATCTGTCGCTAGGATAATCTTTTACAGGACCAAATATACCTTGGTTACATAAGAAACCATTTAGTCCTATTCTATGATACGCATTAGGCTGGAATACTTTTCTACCTACAAGTTGTGTTTCTACAACTAAAAATGGTTTTTGTTCTTCATTGTTAGCAATAGCAGTTCTAACTCCATGATGCACACTTGATCTTTCTGGTTTCCAACTACCCATTATGACTGCTAAGTCATACTTGCCTCGACCTTTTTCATGATAGTTAAGTTCAACACCTGAACGTAATCCGTTTTCTTTGTTAATATGTGCCATCATCTTTTTTTGTTTTAATAAAGCATCGTCCGGCCACAAATCTCGTTTGATACCATTGTAAAACTTTACAAGCGTTTCACGTTCTGTGTTGTTGAACGTGCTCGATAAAAATACATCAACTTTCATTTTTTAATATTCTCCATGCATTGCCATTTAGAAACTCATCTGTATGAAACTGTCCATATGCTAAATGATGTGCCCAAGCACGTAGCTTTTCTTTATGTTGTACAGTAGGATTTTCTAGTTTAGTTAAATCTTTATCACACACCGGGTCTGCTGCTGTCGGTGCAAGTGTAAAAGCAGGCACTCCTGCAATAACACTTTCAACTGCTGCAATACTTTGATATGTAACCATGGCATGACATTTTTCCAAGTCTTGCCATATTGTATTTTTTAGTCTTTCGCCTCTAGTGCCTTTTGCTCTTACCACAATAGGTCTATCAGTATGTCTTTTTATTTCGTGTATTGTTTGTTCTGTCCATTCGTCCAAGTCAATGCCGTAAAACTTACATGGCTTTTCGCTTGGTAAAACAAGTAATATATGTCTACCACCATAGTTATTAAACTTCAGTTCGATATCTAAACGTTTCCATCTATCATCTGGACGTTCTTTTATTTCACTGTGTTGTAAATCATTCTTAACAATACGATGCCATAACTTCCAGCCATTTGGATTAGCCCTTGATTTATAGTTGCCAAAGTATCCACTATCCATATAATAAAAAGGTTTGCCTGTTTTCCAACGTTCTCTTATCAAAAGTTTTTTTGCAATACTGCGTATTAATATTGGACCATCTGGTATTGGTTCGTCATAATCTTGTATAGGAAGATTAGATCCTTTTGCAAATCTGTTTATAAAAACATCTTTTTTATTTTTACTAAGGCAAATCATTTATAAAACTCTACATGTAAGTGTTTGCTTTTATCTTTGTTAAACGATTTATATCTAACAAAGTTTTTTCTTTCTACTAGTTCTTGCATACTGTATGCATCGTATCCGCTTTTGTGTGTATCCCATGTATCTTCAAACTCGCCTCGTTGATGTCCGTATATATTTTCTGCTGCTCTTGGATCACCATTTATCCATTGATGCACATGGCATAACATATTTGGCAACATCATTTCTACTCTGCCTCCTGGCTTTAATATTTTGTGCCAAACTTCCAACAAATATTCCCCTTGTCTAAATGTTAAATGTTCAAAGAAATGTCTTGAAAATATTTCGTCTACAGAGTTCAAATTCACATGTTTATCTATATCCCAGGCAGCACACACAAAATCAATACCTTCTACTGCTCTTATATCTTGCTGTAGAAAGTCTGTTTTTGTTGGTGTTTCTCCTGCTCCAAATTCAATCTTCATACGTGTATCCAAACATACTTATTGTTTCTGCAAAGTTATCTTCTATTAACTTTCTTGTTTCATCTGTATAATGTATTTTATAATCTTTGGAAGGTCTATGCCCTTTCTTTAGAAAAATAGTTTTTAATTCTCCATTATATGGTACAGGTATATTATTAATATCACTTTCTAAGTTTTCATATTTTAAAACTTTGTTCACTACAACTTTATTATTGATAGTATATTTTTTGTAGTTATTCAGTTTTTGTAAATCTTCAACTTTTATCCATTCATCAAATGTTTGTGATTTTATCCTGCCTGCATGTTTCATATAGAAATAATAGCTAACTGCTACGTTCCATGGATTTCTTTCAACACAAAAAGAAAAATATTCATCGTTCCAATCATTTGGATACCATTCTTTTATTTGTTGTACTGATGCATGTCTTCCTTTTGATGGAGCATTTAACGAAGGTGTGTTGTCATACTGACTACCTCTAATAATATCATTTGGGCCAAGGTACTTCTGTAAATAGTTTTCAATACTAGACCCTGCTGTTTTGAAAGTTTTTACAAATATAAACTTATGTTTATGCGATATTATCATTGCTATTAAATCTTGTTTGTTCAAAAACATAATCCCAATATTTTGAGTCACAATATGTTAAGTTTTTATTTTTCCAAAACAACCTATTGTATATTGGATCTTTAACAGCTATAAAGAGTTGTCTGGGTGTGCCTAGAGGTGTACCTGTTTGTGTAAAATATACATCTTCAAATCCGGCATCTTTTAAATAACTAGCATAACATGCTGTTGTTGCACCTGTCCAGTTTGATATTGGTCCAAGTTCTGTTGTTCTATAAAACTTTGCTTCTGCTACCATAGGATTATTATGAATATCTACCATAGTTTCAAATATAAACACACCTTTACATATTCGATACATATTATCTATAGCTAATAAAGGATGGCGTAGATGATACATAAGACCGTGTGCAAATATCCAATCAAACTCTCCATCTGCTTGATATATGCTTTCTTTTTTAACTACAACTTTACTATTGAGATTTTTATGATGAAAATCGAAGACATTTCGTCCACCTCTGTTTGCATTTAGTTCGTTAATCCAGTTCCAGTCTTTTTTATTTCCCCAATCGTAATCTTCTCCTCTTTCTACATCGCTTGCTTCTACATATTCTGCGCCACGCATTTCTGTCCAAAAAGCCCACCAACCTTCGTCTGTGGCAATGTCTAATACACGTTTGCCTGTAAAATCTACATCACTTATGCCAATAAGATCAGTCCAAACTCTAAAGTCTTTTTTGCCTCTATGTACAGTACCATCAGGATACTCTATGTGCATTCTAAACTTAGGCTTGTCTTTAGCCATTCATCATATCCTGTAGTTCTGCTTTCCATAAATCTGCAAACTCGCAGTCCCTGTAGTTTTCAAACCAAGGACCTCCTTCTGTGTAATGTATAAGGTTAGGTTTTTCAATATCGTCATATACGCCAACAAGATAGTTCCATGTGTGATGTAGTTCTCCTATTTCAAAATCGTTAAGCCAACTAAACCTGTGTAAGTATGCACCAGTGATTTCAGGATCGTTAACTAGACTTTGTGTAACTTTACGATTAGCATGATGACCACAGTTAAACAACATGACACTTGACCAGTTTTTGCGTGGATAGATAGTTTGTTTTTGCCCATCCATTTTTATGCCTGCTTTTGGAGTATAGTCATGCTGCACACACATTACAGCATACTTGTCATCTGCTTGATCAAAAAGTTCTTTAATATCTGTAGTAAGGATCATATCACAATCCATAAACAATGCCCAGCCTTTGAAATCTGTGAGTTCTGGTATTAGAAAACGTGTAAATGTAAACTCAGTGCTTGCAAGTTTATCTACATCACGTTTGTACCATCCTGCATCACGTAACTCTTGTTGTTTTAATGGACGCACATCAGCTGCTGGCTGTTTGCTTATTATACTGTGCTTACACACTTGATAAGCAATATCTTCTCTAGTGTCATATCCTACAAATACTTTCATTAGTCTCTTCTTTCAATATCTTCTTCAGTTAAATCTTTACCCATCCAAACTTCTATTACTTTGGCTGCTTTGTTATCCATGTTGATTGCTTTGTGCCAATAACCAGTAGGAATATCAATACTATCTCCAGGCACAAGAAGTTGTTGGTATTTGTTGCCTTTTCTATCTTCAAGCAACATTGCTATAACACCATCAACAACGTGCCAGTGTTCGCTGCGTTTGAAATGTCTTTGATCACTAAGTGCTTTGCCTTCATAAAATGTAAGTTCTTTGACTTGCCATTCTCCGTTGCTATCTAGTACTTTGTATTCACCCCAAGCACGTTTGGTTACTGGTTTATCCCAGTTTTTTAATATCCAGCTTGAGCTATTCTTTTTATCTTCGCCGCCTACACCAAACGCAAACTCAACATCAGGATGATCACCATATATATCAAGTTCTGGACTGTTTGTTTTTGTTCTGTCTCCGCCATTAGCAAACACAAGTTTCCAGCTTGATCCTTTTGTTGCTAACACTTGTCCTATAGCAGCACATGCACTATCGTCTGCATCGTCAAAGCCAATAACTTCGTCAACACATTCTAAAGATTTTATGATTGCTGTACGTTCTGTAAAGGGCATAAAAGGCTTACCTTTTTTACGGGCAAGCCATTCGTCACTATTAACCCCGACAACTAAATGTTGCCCTAGTTCTTTTGCCGCTTTAAAATATTCAATATGTCCACTGTGTAATGGATCAAATCCACCTGTTACTAGAATAACTTTGCTCATACATTATTTAATCACGCATGCCATTAAATACTGTTTTTTTGAACTTGCGATTATCTGCATCAATACTATCGATCAAATCATAATCTAAGTCTAGTTTGTTTAGTAAGCTCATTATTGCTTGTGTGTCTTTTGGTAAACACATACCACCGTATCCACGTAAATTTGGATTAACATCAAGATACATGTCTTTTGCTTTGCCTGTTTTAATGTAAGCATTTTTTATAGTTGTATAATCACAATCTAGTTTTTCACAAACTTCATACATTACATTTGCAAATGTTACACGCAATGCTGCATATACATTGTTATAATACTTTAATACTTCTGCTTCATTTGGTGTAAGGTGTTCTGTGTGTTCAGGATAACTACCATGTGCTTGTACAAGTTTCCTATATACTTGAATATCATGTGTTCCAATAGCAAGCAACTTATGGTTGTTTATAAAATCTTCTTCTGCACAACGTTCACGCAAAAACTCGGGCACAAAACATATTGTAAGATTTTTATAAGTGTCAATCATGCGTTGTGTAAAACCTGGAACAACTGTACTGCGTATTGCAACTATACCTTTGTAACTATACAAGTTTAGTTCTTTGATTACATTTTCAATAATACTTGTATCACAACTGCCATCATCTGCTTGCGGAGTAGGAACGCATAAAAAACATATTTCGCAATCTAATACATCATTTATTTTTGTATCTAGTTTTATATCATGTTCTACAACACTGTGCCCTAACTGTACAAAGCCATGTTTGTTAGCAGATCCTACTGCACCTAAACCAATAATACCTATATTCATAATAAACTTTCCACTGTCTTTTTAAGACCTACTTCTAACGGTGTATAATCTAAAAAACCTGTTAATGTTTGTACAAGTGTAGTATCAGGACATCTGCGTTTAGCACTGCCTTTAGGACCAGGTAAAACTTCCAGTTTAGCAGGATTAATATCCATATACCCCATTATAAGTTTTGCAACAACACTAATGTTTACTTCTTGATCATTACCTACGTGTACTATTTTATTATTTGTATTATTAACAAGACGGTCTGTCATTTCAATAGCATCGTCTACATAGCAAAAACTTCTAGTGTCATCGCCTTTGATATAATATTCGCCTTGTTTACAACGTTCTACAAACTCACTTATAAAATGATCAACTTGTCCGGGACCGTATATATTAAAATATCTAATAATCAACCAAGGCAATCCGCAGTTTGCAACTAGGTTTTCTCCGACAGCTTTCGGAACGCTATAACTCCATCTCGGATTGAGAATGTCGTTAAACATAACTGGTACTTGCTCATCAGTTGGAATATGGTAATGACCCGCATCTATTGCTCCTGAAAATATTTCGCATGTGCTTGCGAATACAAACTTTGTGTTAGAGTGTCTATATCTAGCAACAAGATTAAATGTAGGAAGTGTGTTGTTAAAACACACATCTGTAGGTTGTTCGTAAAACAGTTTTGTGCCATTTGTTGCTGCTAAGTGTATTACAACATCGCAATCAGGCAAATCGTTTGTAATATTAACATCACACAAATCCTGTCCTGATCTTTTATCCACAGTAATAGGCGAGATATTTTTATCTTTCAAATACCTATGATAATGACCACCAATAAATCCGTTATGTCCTGTAAGTATTGTTTTCATCTAGTTGCTTTCCAAAAATATATATCTCGTTTCTCTTTATCACTGCCTTTATAATGGCACATGTATTTTTCAAATGCTATATCAAAATGTCTTTTTTGTGTCCAAGGAGGACTAATATTGTGTCCATTAAGTTTTGGAAAATGTTCTAAACAAGCATCAAAAACATGACAATCTAACTGGGCACGTAAGTTGTATATTTCATCAGACTTATAATACCAATCCCATTTGTCAAAAAATGATTTTGCTTTTTTCAGATTAAACTGTAGATATCCTGTTTCGCTATATTTGTTATCACGTCCTAGATATGCACAAAAGTATTTTTTTGGTAAAAAAGATTTAAACCAATCGCTTGTTAATGGGCATAATATTTCTGTATCTGCATCTAACCATATTAACTGTTCAGTGTCAACAGTTCTACTTGCATGTATAATGGCATAGCTTTTATGTGCAAATCTTACTGCATCTTGCATAAATGCTTTTTTGCCTGTAGGTTTTCTATGTTCGTTACGTCTTTTAAAATCTACTAAATCGGGACAACTTGCTTCTAATGGTAGATTTTCAAAATGTCCAGGTAAGTCTTTATAAGGAACATCAGTATATACCCGAACATTTATATCTTCTGAAATGTATTTTTTTGCACTTTCTAAAAAGTATTTTGCATATTCTTGATAGTTCTTTTCACTCCAAGTAGAAACTATTGTTATGCTCATAAACTTGCATCTTCCATTCCTGCGACTCGTAGTTTTACAATATTAGTTAGTTGCCATTGTTTTTGATCAAGTGCTTTTAACACACCTAACCATTTGTTACGTATTAGAGCAAACTCGTTTATAATCTTTTCATAATCAACAACATCTGCTTCGCCGTCGACATATTTTTCTACGTCACGACTGCTTAATGCACGTTGATAGTTTTCTAAATATTTCTTAAAAAACTGACTACGCAAACGTCTTAGTTCAATATTGAGATACTCTAAGATTGCCTCAAGTTCTTGTAACTGATTAAATCTGTGTTCAACAATACCAGGCATAGCAGCGGCAGCTTTTTCTATGCTACCGCTGATATTACATTCACGTTTTGCTTCAATAAGTTCGTTTTCAAAATATTGTACAGCAGAAGGTATTTGTCCAATATCTCTGCTTACTCGGCTGTACCAACCCATTACTCATCCCAATCATAATCTTCGTCGTCGTCGGAATCCATTTCTAAGTAATATTGTATAGCAGCGTCTAGTATTTTATCTTGTCCTAGTATTTCTTGTAACTGAACATCAGTCATTCCGTAATCAACTAGCATGTCAACAAATCTTTCAGCTGCCATATCCGTATGTTTCTTGTCTAGATACTCTTTAAACAAGTTCCATAAATCGGCTACAAAGTCTTCATTCATTTATCGCAAGTCCCTCTTCATGATCAACCACAGCTTCTTCGTCTGCGTTAGCGATATTTACCATTTGTTCTTCTTTTGCCGGTAAATCGGCCATGATCATTTCGAGTTTGTCACCTGTCCAGTTCTTGCGATATTCTAGAGTTTCTTCGCCTTTGCTATCAATATACTTGTAGCGGTTACCTTGTTTTTCAAGTAAGCCTTTTGCTTCTAACAAATCAAACATACCTGAATATGGATCCATACCTGTTTCGTATGGGATTTTTACTTGTACACCTTCAAACGGTTTTGCGTAACGTGTTTTCATAACTTTACACGCTGCTCTAATACCATTCACAGTGCTAGTTTTGTTACCATCTGCATCTTCTTTTAGTTTCAGCTTTTTCATAGCAACCACCATCGAGCTTGCATAGATAAAACCACTACCACCTGAGATCTTGTCGTCTGGATCAAACATATCTTGCGATGCGTATGTGTGGTTAGTAACAACCATACCTACGTTGTGTGAACCAAACATATTAACACAGTTAGTAACCAATGCTTTCAGTGCTTTGGCCTTACGACCCATATCACCCTTCATATCACCTGCTTCAAACTGATTAACTTCAGTTGGTGACATAAGCATACCTAAACTATCAACTACAAACAACACTTTAGGACGGTCTGTTTCGTCCATTGCACGATAGTCATCCATAAATGTTGAAATAGTTTTAGCAACATCATCAATCATTGCCATGTTAAGTTTTAGGATTTTGTCTTCTGTTGTTTCTACACCTAATGCGTGTAGCCACTTTTCATCAAGTGCATTTTCACTGTCAATCAATACAACAAAAATACCTTGTTCTTGTGCTGACTTTACAATATTACCAGACACAATGTAAGATTTGCCTGCACCTGATTCGCCTGCAAACACGCTTACTTTTCCTAATGGAACACCTTTTCTAAAGTCTCCACTAAGTAAATAGTTAAGTGCAAAGTTACCTGTGCTGATCCAATCTTGTGGATCATTGAACCCTGAACTCATACCTTTAATAGATTTTGTTAAACTGTTTCGAAACTTTGAAGGATCGAATGCCTTAGTAGCCATATTTTCTCCTATTCTAAAAAGCGTAAGTAACCCCCCGGTATTGAGCTGTCTATGACAAGCCTGGGGGGTGTTGTTATCTTATTGACCTTGTCTTGCACGAATCATTGCTAGAATGTCTTGTGCGCCGCCTGCGTTTTCTTCTGCAGGTGCTGCCTCTGCTGTCGGAGCAGGAGCAGGAGTTGGTTCAGGTGTTGCTGCCGGAGCAGGTTCTTTCCAGCCTGTATCAGATGTTGTTTCTGCTGCTGGTGCTGCTGGTGCTGCTGGTGCCGGAGCAGGAGTTGCAGTTACAGGATCACCTGTACGTGCTTGCATTCCGCTTGGACGGAAATATTGACTCCAACGTTCAGCATCGTATGCTTCTCCGTCAACACTTGCTTCAAACATTTCAGTAAGAACTTTTAGTTCTACTTCGCCTGGCTTTTTAGGAAGGAAGTCATTTAGGTTAAACAATCCATTTGTGTTGATTGCGTTCATTTCAGTATCGCCTAGTGGACGCTCTCTACGTGCCCAGTTACTTGCACCGTAGTCAGCATATCCACCTTTTGAACCTTTAGACAAACGGAAGTCTACACCAGCAGTATAATCTGTTGGCAGTTCTTCCATATCTGGATCCATTAGTGCTGCTTTGATTAGTTGGAAGATTTGTGGACCAATAATGAATCGACGAATCGGATTCTCTGGCGTTGTATCTTCATTAAGTGGATTATCAACAACAAAGCCTTGGAAGATATAAGAACGTTTTTTCCAATACTTACGACCCATGTCTTCTAAACTTGGATCTTTAAACCAACCACGTACTTCTTGTAGGATTGGACATGATTCGTTATACATTTCCATACACGGAACTTGTACTTGTACTGGACGTGAATCTGTTTCGCCCTTTACTCCTGCAAATGGAAGTTTAATAACCAAACGCTCTTTCCAAAAGAAAGTGTTTGAATCATCGCCGTCAGGCAAAAAGCGTAGCGTTGCTTGCTCGCCTTCTTTCATATTCCAAAATGGGTAAATGCTGTTATCGCCACCGCCTGTGTTGCCACCGCTTGTACGATTTTCTTGTTCTTTGAGCTTCGCTCGGATTTCTGCTAATGATGCCATAGTTATGCCTCCTGTTTTTTGCCTATGCATTGTGCCTTAAATGTGTAGCACATGTTTATAATACTACACAATCTTATTTATCTTGTCAACTATTTTTTTGCCAAGATTTTCAAAAGGTTAGCTGATTATCTTAAACCAGCTAACTCTTGAATACGTGTAAAGTCTGCCATTTTACGTGCCTGATATTTTTCATATACTTGACCTAGACGTTCTATGAACTGACTTGCTGGCTTGACGTATTGATCGCCATAGTCTTTTTCTATTGCTGTCAATACTGCTGTTTCGCCTTTTGGAAACTTGCCTGTATGTCTATCAAAGTAACTTAGTATAAACTCGCCTAATGGTGTTTTGTCTTTTTCAATTACAATATCATCTTCGTCTGAATCTGGATGATCTATTTTATCGCCTTTTTCTGCGCCATTCATTTTTGCTTTTCTTACAGCGTGTGCGTATGCGTTGCCTTCGCCCATACCATACTCGTCGTGAATCTCATCCCACATGCGTTGTTCGATTTCGTCATGATCATCATCTGGATGCCATCCATTGTCAACTGCTACTTCGTCATACATGTCTTGTAAGTATTTTTGGATCTCTTTACCCATTGAGCCTTTGTTCAATGCTTTATATAGTTCTTCTCCGCTGTTATCAGATGCAATCTTTTCCATTGCTTGGATCAACATGTCTTTCATTGATCCTTCGTCTAAACTGCCTTCTACTTGAGCACTAAAGTTGTCTGCAAACTGGCCTAGTAGTTTATCAAATGCCATATCTATTTCTGACTCTGTGTTAAAGCCTCTTGTGCTGCCTGTCATTTTTCCATCAGGACCAATCTCTGTGCTACCAATGTTGCTCTGATCTGGTCCTATCTGTGAGAAAATATATCCATTACCAAACTTTTCAACTTTGAAGTCTTTGCCTTCTTGACGATAGCCAGCTTTCATTGCTGCGTCTCTTGCTTGACGAGGACTTGCAAATACTTTTGGTCTTACCTTAGGACGTGGACTTGTTGTTGGTGCTGTCCTTTGTGGCTCTGAAGATAATGCTTTTGAAACAGCAGCATCAATACTAGCTTTGTCAACTTCATTTACAATATCATCAAATCCTATACTTTCTACAGCAGTTGTTTCACTAACTAGTTTGTAAATGTAAGGAAATACATCTTTAAGTTCTTCGTTAAACTGCTTAATAGTTAATTGATTGATCCAATCTTCTTGTACTTCTTCTGGTACTTCTGATTCTTCAATAGGAACAAACTCTTCAAATACAGTTCTATAACCTGCAAGTTTTTGAAGTGTCTGCATTTCTTTTTTTACTGTGGCAACACGCTCATTTACAGTATCCATATGTTCAGCTAAACTTTCAGCCATAACATTGCTTTTGCCCATATACTGTTTGAACTTGCGGAGATTTGAAAGTTCTTCACTTAGGCTAGTAATATGTTTGCCAAAATCATCAAATGGGTGTCCACCTTCGCTTACATGGATTGCCATTGCTCTTGCACCTGCTAAATGTTTGAATGGATATTTAAATTTTTCACCATCTGCATTTTCAATAAACAATGCACCAATCTTTTTGTTTCTGCTTTCGCCTTCAGCTATTGCACCTGTGTGCCTAATAGATAATTTAGCACTACCAAACTTTTGAAAGCTGGTTTTGTGAGTGCCATACATTTTTGACTCTGCCATTTGTGTTTCTCCGCGATTTGCTGCCATATAGCCATAATCTCTTTTTGTAAAGTTTGTTTTATTAATATCTCTAACTTCAAAGTTTAATAAACGTCTTTTAGAAAAGTTACGTACTTGCTTTAAAAAGTTATACCAATCTTTTGTTTCAGCATCTCCTACTTCTGCTGTAAAATCTTTATTATACATAATAGTTACACCAGTTTTTTCATCTAGTGATATGCTTACTTTGCCTACATTTGTATCATTGCTTTTAAAATCAAACTCATAAAATCTAGCCAAACGAGGCTCATTAGTTACGTTACCTTCTTCGTCGCCGATGGTAACGCTTGGATAACGTCCTCTGATTTCATTAAAAAGTTGTTCTGCTACTACGTTTAAATCTCTCATTGTATACTATTTATCAATAACTGCTTATAAAGATTGGCATTGGCATTTCGTATTCCTCGTCATGTTCTATTTGGTTGAATGTATTGTACACTGTAGGATCCCAATCTTTCATAACATTCATAATCCTTAATGTTAGTAATAAACTACTTACCAAATCATCGTAATGTCCTGGCTTAGCTTGAAAACTACTTCCTGCTGCAATATATGCTTTGAGTTCACTTATAAGTGCTTTGCTACGCACAGTAAGTTTGTCGTTTTCAATCATTGTTTTTAGTCTAGCACATGCTGTGGTTTTTGAACCGTGTGTTGTGTTAAATCCTTTTCGGAACTTTCTTACATGTCCTTTGCGTATTGGTTCACTAATAAACAAGCCTGGAATATTTTCTTCGCCAAAGTCTTGTATTACTAGTAGACATGCTTCTCCTATGCCGTTGTTTTCTACACTCCAATAAATGTTACTAGAGCTTTTCATTTCTTCTGCAAGATACTTACATACATCTGCAAGTATTCTAACTTGTCCTGGTATTGCTGTTAGATTGTGTTGCCACTCGCCTACTTGTTCATAACTAGGAAGTTCAATAACTTGTATAGCAGAAAAATCTCCACCTGTGCCCATGCTCGGATCTAAACCTACTACATATGACTTTTTAGGATCTGGTTTTTTGTACCAACGTATTTGACCCATTTTTATAATAGGTTCAATACCTTCCATTGCAGCAAGTTTAATACTATTAATAAGTGTTTCGTCAAAAATCAAAAACTCGCAGCCATATTCACGTCTAAACTTTTCTTCGCCTATACGACCAATCTCAGCTTTTTTCCATTCTTCGTCTCTGTCAGGATGCTCATGCCATTCTGCTCTAAAACTATGAAAGCCGTTTATACCTACTTCACTTTCATTTCCAAACTCGTCAAACTTTTGTTCTGCTTGTTTCCATATGGTAGCAAATGTATCTTCATCTGAGTTAGGTGTGCTTGTAATAATAGCACGACCACCTGTTGCTAGTGTAGGTGAAATAGAAGTCCAAAATTCTTCTGCAATGTTAGGCATAACAAACGCAAACTCGTCACAGTATAGTAGTGAGATAGACATACCACGTCCTGTGTTGCCTGTTGTTGTTTGACTTACAATCCTTGAACCATTCTCAAACTCTATGCTACCTTTGTTATAACTAGTAACACCTGCTCTAATATGATCTGGACAAGTT